GGAACAAAGTCTAACCATAGGTTATCAGTAGAATCATCCATTGTTAAAGTAAAGGAAGTTGAGTTAGTGGTCGGGAGAATCAATCTAGGTTTGATAAAGGTCTGCGCTTGAAATAATCCTCCTGTTCCATTAGCATTAGAAATATGGTTGTGTTCTCTATCATCCCAATTTCTAGTTGTTCCATTAGGTGCAGAATAAATATGTTTTCCAGTTTTCATTCCACATATGGCAAAGTCTGTACTACGTATGTTAATACTTATATTTGGAGAATGCTGGTCTAAATTTTGTGCTACGTCTGAAATGTTGAAACCTACTTCATTTTCATAATCAATGTATGCAGTATCAGTTCCATAAGTACCTCTACTTAATGGCGCAGAAGTTGGTAAAGTAAAATTATTTTCATCTTGTGAAGATAATGATTTTTTCATATTCTTAAATAGAAGTATGCTTTTTCCATATAAATCTGATTTATTACCTATTTTATATTGTACAGGGTCATCTTTTACTAATGCTGCATCGTTAGCATCTGTTGTAGGTGATGCTAACCCATATATTACTTTAGACGGTGAATACCAACTAACGGTGTTTGAAGAATCCCATGCTTTTGCTTCATGGAATAAAGAGAATCTATTAATATCAGAATCAGCACCAAATTGTAGTTCAGATATTAAAGGAATAAAAACATTTTGTGCATCAAACCTGCGTGTTGGGACAGTTACTTTTAGTAGTTTAAACTCAAAATAATCTTTAGCAATATTAGGTAAAACAATATAATTATTTAACATTCTATAGGGATTTGTGCTAAGACTGTTAATTCCAAAATCAACATTTGCTAGAGTGTTGAATAATCTTTGTCTAACTACATATATTTCATCTTCATATGTAATGCTTAACATATCTGAAGCATGAATTGTAGATGAACTACCAGCACCAGTATTGCTTGTTATTATTCCAACAATAGTTCCATCATTTTTATATATTACATCATCAATAGCAAATGTAATACTACTATCTAAAGTAGCACCGCCTATACCATTGTCTGTTATAGAACCCTGTGCTATTATTTTCATTCTAGGATACTTAAAATTAGTAATCTTATCATAATCATCATTTCCAGCAACGCTTTCATAATCAATAGGATTCATATGCCAATCAAATGTTGCTTCAACTAATCTAATTATACCAAAACGTTTTAATTCATCAGTATTTTTATTAGATGATGTAATTTGTATTCTTTCATAACTAGAATCTGTATAATCAGTTTGTGTGTTTGAACCTGTAAAATTTTGGTGTGATACAGAACTTCCTTCAGAACCTTCGTTTTTTAATAACATACCATAATTACTAAAACTTCTTGAGTTTTTTTGTAGGTTATTCCATCTTAATGCTGAATCTGGATAAATATCTCCCGTTGCTAATAATTCATAATTTTTACACCTATAATCTATATTTTCTAATTGATTCCAATGTGTTGTTCTTTTTGTTGAATCCCAATACTCAACAGGTGCTAACTTATTTCCTGTTAATCCTAAATCCGTTCCAGACCATATGTTTGAACCAGACAAAGGTTTTAAATTAGGAGTTAAATCTGATGAGGAAGGAGTGCTTTTAACACCAAAACCATTTATTTTATACATAGGAGTCGCACCTAATATTCTTTGTGTTTTACTAGAATTATCATAAATGGTATCATGTGTTTCTTTTATTGTTCCTTCTTTAAAATTTTGTTTACCCCAATATCTAAATGTATTTTCAGGAGTATAATAATCAGAAGGATTATCAATTAATGTATGTATAAACCCACCAGAAGGGATATTAGAATTAACCATATATAAATATCTCATATCTGTTCCATATCCATTAGAATCAGATGTGTTTGTATCTATACTACCCAAAACTACAGGAAAGGTAGGGGCTACCCTAATAGAAGTTCCTTC